ACCATGCCTGACTGGTTTCCTTCATTACTTAATAAAATTGAAAAAACAGGAGAAAAAAGTACACTTTATAAATTAAAAAATCCTCCTTTAACGATGGAAACTGATCACAACACTGGCAATATAAAAGTAGAAATTGAAGAGCCCCAATCTATTGTATATGTAATACAGGAAATTTCAGGAACTCGTCATGGTGCTCCTAAAATTAATATTATGGGGGCGCAGAAATATGGCAAATTTGTGTTCTGTTTACCAGAGATGGCACAAATTATTTTTTCTCCCGGTCCTTTAATATTTAAATTAAGAAAAGTTTTAAAAAATTATACACCCCGAGATTTTTTATTATTAACAGGTGATCCTGCAATAATAGGTGTTGCATGTTCTATTGTTTCTGATATAACCAATGGAAAGTATAAATTACTTAAGTGGGATAAACAAGAACGACGATACTATCCCATCGTCATAAACTTACACGAGAAAGGTGATATAGATGAAAACGATAACGGAACTACGGGAAGCTCACGGATCTAATTCGTTTGATAAAACGAAAAATGTTGGAGAACTAGCTACCGAAATAAATCGTTTAGACGATTTACAAACCAGAATTAAAACTCAAGAAGATCACATAGCTGAAATGAAACGAGAGGAACAAAGACTTTCGGGAGAAGTTATTCCTACTCTTTTGGCTGAAACAGGATTAGCTTCTTTGAAGCTTGCAGACGGATCACACGTCGAAGTTAAACCGTATTATAGTGCAAATATTTCTGTGAAGAATAGAGATGCTGCACATAATTGGCTTCGTTCTAATGGCTTAGGCGATATTATTAAAAATAATGTTGTTGTTTCTTTTGGCCTGAATGAAGATAACAAGGCGGCAGACTATGCTAACCTTGCGAAGAGTCAGGGGTATCAACCGACACAAAAGTTGAAGGTTGAACCCATGACTCTCAAAGCACTTGTTCGCGAGCGTATCGAAAATAAAAAAGATATACCCGCGAATTTATTTAACGTGTTCGTAGGAAACCGAACCACAATCAAGAAAAAGGAAACATGAAACAAGAAAACACGAACCAAGGATCAGTAACAAAGGTGGATCCAAACGCAAAACTTCCAGCAAATTTAATGGAAGAACATGCGGGTAAAGGGTTGGAAAACCTGAAACAGGAAGATTTATCAATGCCTTTCTTAAAGATATTGATGCCTTTATCTCCGCAAGTAAACAAAAGTGACAATAGATACATTCAAGGAGCAGAACCTGGAATGATATTAAATAGTGCCACTAAAAAAGTTTATAGCGGAACTGAAGGAATAAAAGTCGTTCCTTGTCATTACGAAAGAAAATATCTTGAATGGGCAGAACGAGGATCTTCTGTTGGAAGACCTGTAGTTCACCCTGAAGATACTCCTTTAAAAAATGAAACTACAAGAGATAAAGGATTTAAAGATAGATTATCTAATGGTAATTATCTTGAAAGAACTTCTTATCATTTTGTAATTCTTTTGAATGGAGTGCCTACTATTTCTGTCATTACGATGAAAGCTTCTCAAAATAGAGTAAGCAAGGATTGGATGGCCGAGATGAATGGTTGGACGGAAAAAGGTGCTAAAGGCATGTACGTTCCGTCTATTTATAGCCACATTTATCGTTTAACTTCTGTACCACAATCAAATTCGAAAGGAAGTTGGTTTGGATGGAAAGTTNCGAGAGANGNTTATAATCAAGATGGAAATCTTTTTAAGATGGCAGCAGATTTTTCTAACAAATTTAAAGAAGGAGCGATCAAGACTAATGTGTCTTCTGATGAAGAAGCACAAAAGGCCGCTACTTCTTTCTAAGTTTTACTCGAGGGTAAAAACGTGGGACGTCAACCTAGCGGGGGACGTCCCCATTAGAAAATTATGACAGTAGAAAGATTTAAAAATATATTTCAAGGTCTTAATAGTGCATACGGACAGTATGTTTCTAAAGTTTCTCTCACCAACGGTGAAAAAGTCAAAGGAAAAGCATTTATTAAAAAAGATATAGTGACAGATCAACTTTGGCACGCTCATCTTGAAGGAAAAGATCCAGCCTTAGGAATCATTCCTATTAATGCAGATAGTCAATGTAAATGGGGGTGTATTGATATTGATCAATATAATTTTGATCATAAAATTTTTATAACACGAATTCGAAAAAAGAATATTCCCTTTATTTTATGTAGGTCCAAGAGTGGAGGGGCTCATGTATTTTTATTTACTAAAGAATTTATAGAAGCCGAAGCAATGCAGGCTAAATTAAAAGAGTTAGCGGCTGCGTTAGGCTATTCCGAATGTGAAATTTTTCCTAAACAAACCAAAATATTAGTGGATCGAGGAGATACAGGGAATTTTTTAAATCTTCCTTATCATCACGGAAATAAAACAACACGATATGCTATTAAAGATAATGGTGAAGCAGCTACTCTAGAAGAGTTTTTTCTTATGTATGAAAAATATGGTATTGAGAGAAAAGATTTTAATTCCATTCATATTAAAACTGAAGATTCTCCAATTAAAAAGGGACCTCCCTGTTTAGATATTCTGTGTAATGAAGGATTTCCGGAGGGATCTAGGAATAATGGTTTATATAATCTAGGAGTTTATCTTAAAAAAGCTCATCCAGATAATTGGCAAGATCAATTGGGAATTTATAATTCAAAATATATGAATCCCCCTCTTAATCCTCAAGAAGTTATGACCATCATTAAATCCTTAGGAAAAAAAGATTACAATTATACCTGCAAAGATCAACCTATCTGTGCTCATTGTGACTCCATGACTTGTCAAACTAGAGAATTTGGAATTGGGGAGGGCTCTTCGATGCCTGATTTAAATAGTTTAAGAAAATTAACATGTTTTCCCCCAATATGGTTCTTAAATGTGAATGGTAAACCAATAGAATTAGACACAGAAGAATTACAAAAACAGGATAAATTTCAAAAAGCATGTATGGATCAAATCAATTTAATTGTTCCTGGAGTTTCCAAAATTATTTGGACTAAATTATTAAAACAACTTTATAAAAATTTAGAGGAAATAGAAGCTCCTGAAAGTTTATCCATTAAAGAACAGTTAAGGGGTTACCTCGAAGATTTTTGTACCAACCGAGCTAAAGGAAGAGTTAAAGAAGATTTAAATAGAGGGGTCCCTTATACGGAAGAGGGAGAAACATATTTTAGATACAAAGATTTTTGGAAATTTTTAGAAGGTGCTAAATGGAAAGCACTTGAACACAATAAAACAGCACATCGTCTTAAAGAATATTTTGGAGTGGAAGAAAGAAGATTCCGAATATATGAGATGAATGTTAGAGTAATGGTGGTCAAGGCTTTTGAACGTCCTAAAAATACTAACGAGCCATTACCAACAATAAAGAAAGGAAGTTTTTAATGAATAGAGAAATTATATTTGGCCCTCCAGGCACGGGAAAAACACAGACATTATTACAAAAAGTAACAGAAGCTTTACAAGAAGGAATTAAGCCTGATCGCATTGGCTATGTATCCTTTAGTAAAAGAGCCAACGTTGAGGCTATTGTTAGAGCTCAAAAAATTGAAGGCTTTGACTTGAATGAAAAAGACTTACCTTATTTTCGCACACTTCATTCTATGGCGGTCAGATTGTTAGGAATTGATCCTTCTACACAACTAATGAAAACTGCAGATTATCAAGAATTTGCTGAGTGGATTGGAGTAATTAATTTTAATACAGAAACCAGTGTAGATGAAACAGGAATGGTTATCTCGAAAAATGAATATCTAAATCAAATTAATCTCGCTCGATATCGAGGAGTTAGTATTGAAGAGCAGTATGATCGTAATGAACATGGAGGAAAGATTAATTGGTTAAAGCTACAACGAATTGCCAAAGCCTTACCTATATTTAAAAAGAATAATCATAAATATGATTTTACTGATTTCATCGAAATAGTTGTTCAAAAGCAACTTGCTCCGCAGTTAGATGTACTGTTCGTTGATGAGGCCCAGGATTTAAACTGGCTTCAATGGCAAATGGTGCATCTGCTGGAAAAGAATTCCCATAAATCTTTTATAGCCGGGGATGATGACCAAGCTATTTATACTTTTCAAGGTGCAGATGTAGATCACTTCTTAGGATTACAAGGGAAAAGAACAGTTCTTACCCAATCTTATAGAGTTCCCTCTAAAGTACATAAACTGGCCGATCTAATAGTAAATAGACTTTCTAAAAGACAACCTAAAATATGGAAACCTAGAGATGAAGAAGGAGAAGTACACTGGGTACATAGTTTACGTTCCGTAGATTTTAAAGAAGGCAAGATGTTAGTGTTAGCTAGTGCTAATTACATGTTGGACAGCGTCAAAGATTATTTAGAATCATGGGGCTATCCTTATCAAACAAAAGGAAATAAACGTGTTTCAGAAAATTTTTTAACAGCCCTATTAGAATGGGAAGAATGGAGGAAAGGAGTAAAGCTCCCATTTGCATCCGTTAAAAGAATTTATAGTTATCTGGGCGTCAAGAAAAAACAACTACGAAGAGGATTTAAAACCTGCAAAACGATGATGCCTGATAAAAGTTATACAATGGAGGACTGTAAACAACAGCACGGTCTTCTTGAAAACCGGCCATGGTCTCAAGCCCTTGAGTGTGATCACAAAACAGTTAACTACATTGAATCGATGCAAAGAAATGGAGAGGATTTAAGTAAACCTCCTAGAATTACCTTATCCACTATTCACGGAGCCAAAGGCGGAGAGTCAAGAAAAGTTACTTTAATGCCCGATCTATCTTGGAATGCTTCTAAATCTTATGAGCGTAATCCTGATCCTGTTCATCGACAGTTTTATACAGGAATTACAAGGACTCAACATACCTTATATATTCTTTCACCAAAGGAGAATAATTTTTATCAGATATGAGTATCTACGAAAAACAAATTGGAGGATCACACTATAAAAAAATGAAGATTCAACCCAGCACTTTTGTCCATGAAAATAAAATGTTATTTGCAGAAGGGAATATAATTAAGTATATTTCTAGGCATCCATTTAAAGATGGTAAGCAAGATATACTAAAAGCAATTCATTATTGTGAAATGATTATTGAAAGGGATTACAAAGATGTATAAACCTCTACCGGAATCCGTAACGATTAAAGAAAGTGGTATCAATGGTCTAGGACTCTTTGCCAATCAAGACATCAAGCAGGCAACTAACTTAGGTATGACTCATCTCAAATTTAATGGTACAATTTTTAGAACTCCTCTG